GGTCGCCCTCGATGGCGCCGCCGACGGCGAGTGTCGCCGTAAGCGTGGTCGGGTTATTAAGTACCATGAGCGAGCGGGTTGGCGTTAAAGTCTGAGTACCCGAGACAACAATCGATTCAGGCCCATAATTAACCACGACGCGAGCGGTCGTTCGTTGATCGAGCGGCTCGGCGTTCGCCTCAAGGGCGAGCGGTACGAGCAAGCCGAGTACAAGCAAGGCACCCAGTAACCAAGTTAAAAAAAGTTTAGTTAATTTCATCGGTCAAGCTCCTGAAATTCTACTGAGACAAAGCCCACGCCGGCGGCCGCCGCTCCTTGATTCAAGGTCAAGATAACGTCGGTATTGGCCGAGACGATCTTATTGACTTCTATCGCCTCGACGGCGCCGGCCTCGCCCGACTGAATGGCACCGGTCACGTTCGAGTCGACCGTTGTCGCGAGCCAGTCGGTATCGCCCGACTTGCCGATTTGAAAAGTGGTAACCGCGTCCCATTTAGTTGTGCGACCGACGTATACTCGAGTTATGAGCGAGTTCGCCGGTACTGTACCCAGTGTTACGGTCGCACTCGCAAACGTAACCGACCGGAATAGGCCGAGCCTCGCGAACGCTTTTATAAAATCGAACGGGTCAATTTGTTGGGCTCGCTCGACTGAGATTAAAGTCATTTTTTGCTACCTTTCGCGGCCGGCTTTTTGGCCGCCGGTTTGCGAGCCGGCTTTTTTTTGGGCTCGACGTAAAGCTCGAGCTTGTCTAAAAAGCCGACCGCCTCGGGCTCGTAAAGCTCAACTATGTCGCCCGGCTTAAACTGGTCTTGAGCCCCAAAAGTAAAGCCGGGCTTGACGACATACTTTTTCATAGCTTAAGCGCCAGTCGCGTGACAGATTCCCGAGCGATTGTCGTAATCGTCTTTTACCCTCGGCGCCCCGGCGTACATAACCTTAAAGTGATTACCCATGCCATCGGGCGAGAGCCACTCAACGACGCCGAGAGCCATTTCCTCAACGTAGTCAATTACGTCGGGAGTCGGTTGGAACAAGACGACCTCGCCGTCGGCGAGCGTATCGTTCGGATTGAACTCCTCAATTTGTACCATTGAGAGCACCCGAGCGAGAGCGGTTTGGCCCGAGCCGTCCGAGTAAAAGGTCGTCGAGGCTTGGTTGTACTGAGTCGGCGCCACTTCTAAAATATACGGGCCGTGATAACGGTTAGTCGAGGTTGAGAGCGCCCCGATCATACCGGTTATAGTGGCCGCGATATTCGTAATCGTACCCCAATCGCCGCCGCCGTAATTGCCGACCGTGTCGGTCTTACGATTCGTCGCATTGGTCAAACCTTGCAAGACGGTCGTCGAGGATAGAGTCAGAGCCGAGCCGTCAATGATATGAGACTCGATCGTCTCAGCGACGACCTTACTCGCTTGGGTCACGTGAGTCGTATCGAGTGGCGTACCCATCTTTCGGGCCGCCCTCAGTTGGCGCTCGGCAATCGTAAACTCTTTGAATATAATCGGTACGGTCACGCCGACAAGCTCAAACTCGACCCGGTCACGGTCGCCGGTACTGATTCCGGTTATCGACTGGTTAGCCGAGGTCATCTCGCTCGCCTTATTGTACTGAGAGACGATAGTGCCGAGGTCATCTTGGAACACAAGGCCGCGAGCTCTTAGGGTCTGTTGCAAGCGAGTGCGCAGGCTTGCCGCTTCAAAAACGGCTCGCTCCATTGATTCCCACTCGTCTTTTGTTAGTAGTGAGTTGACCAAGAGGCCGCCACGAGTCGTTATTTGGACTTGCCCGGTCATCTTGTTCACTCTTACCGGCCGCGAACCCATCGAGATTAGATCGTCGGCCTTTTCAAACATCTGAATATCTGCTAAATTTTCCATTATGCGATCCTCACTTGTAAGCGCTCGCGAGTACCGCCAACAACTTTGTCCTCGTCGGCGTACCCTACAATTGAACCGGCCAACAAGGAAGCATCGACGGTCGGCTTTTGTACAGCGCCGGCCCCGTCGCTCGTGACCGCGTCGCCCTTGGCGAACGTTACGCTCGCCTTACCAAAAGCGTTGACAACGTCGCCCGTCCCAGCGAATACAACCCGGGCCGAGGCGCCGAGAGCGTAATCGGTGTCAATCGCGGCGCTTGCGCCGGGATCCGCATACGGATTCTCAACGACAAATATCGGCGCCGCGACTCCGTTCGCGGTACCGTGAGGCTCGAGCTCGTCGTCGGCGTCAAACCGTACAAGCTCGCCCGGCGTAATCGCCTCATCGGCCGTATATTCGTGAACCGGCCGATCGCCGCCGAGAACGTTAACCTCGAGTAAAATAGTTTTAGCTGTTGTGGTTGCCATTATTTAGACTCCTTTCCATTGACAGACTCATAAGCGACCCACTCGTCACTCGGCTCGGCCAAGCCGGCGCCAAGGCCGGTATAATCAGCCGGTATGAGCTTTTTTAGCGCCTCAAGCGAGAGCGTCGAGAGCTCGGTCTCGGCGAGGCCGGTATGAGCCGCGACTTGAGCCGTTAAGACCGCTCGCTCTTTGTCGCCCGAGACCTTGAGGCTGGACTCAAGGCCGGTCACAACATTCTCGAGCGCCGAAAACTTACCAACAAGCTCGGTCGCCCAAGTCGGTGCCGTCGAGGCGTCGGGCTCTTGAGTCTGATTCGCGGCCAAGATCTCGAGCTCGTCTAATTCGAGCTTGTCGAGGCTCTCGGTCGCCAGGCCGGTTGAGCCGGCTAAACTTTTCAATAGATCTAGTTTGTTCACATTAACCCCCTTGAACAAATTAATAAGCTCGCCTTTGAGTGAGGCGAGCCATTTATTGCTAATAATTTGATAATCGACTTGAACTGGTTCGTCGTCAAAAGTGACTACGCCCTCGTCGTTGATTGAATAGCCAAATTGAAAAAGTAAGCCGTCGTTTTTGACGATCACCCGGTCGGCGAATATGTCACGTAATGAGCCCTCGTCAAAGCCTTTTTGTTTATTCCACGATTCCCACACAAGCATGTCTTGGTCAGTAAGAGCGAGCTCGATGTTAACTTTCATAAGATCCTCTTTTCGATTCGTGCGAGGTATACCACACCCATCATTGACAGAACAAGCGCCGGGCTCGCCGAGTAAAATGGCGAGGTGATCGCCCGAGACGGTCTCAGCGACCTCGGAATAATACTCACCCTCGAATGAGCCAAGCTCGGCTCTGGTCTCGCTAAAGAGACCCGTCGAGACCTCGATCACTTGGCCGGCCTCGAGCCGCTTGACGGCCTCAGCCGGGCCGCCGCCGAGGGCGTTCGCTCGCTGGGTATCAATCCAAACCTCAGCCTTAAGCGAGTTATTGCTATAGTAAGGATTCCAAAGTATCGCCGGGTTACCGGCGACAATCGTCGGCTCTTTGGCTGAGATATAAACCTCGCCGGCCATCGGGTGAGCGCCGAGCGGTACCGGTACGCCTTGCCAGGTCTCGAGATTACGAGAGAGTACCTCGCCGGGATACAAGACGCCATTCATAACGCCCTCAGTCGCCATGACGACCGGCGCTATAAGATAATCAATACCGTCGATTACCTTGTGTTCGATCGTCGCCGTTTGGTCGAGGTTGACAATTACGAGCATAAAAAAAAGCCGCCGATTAGGATCGACGGCCTCGCGGTCGAAAGTCAAAATTGTCGCCGAGCGGCCTCGCGGCCCGGCGAACTGAATCTATTATACAAAATTTATAAAATTATGTCAATGCTTTTTTTTAGTTGGCCGGCTCGAGACGATCATACCCCGAGCCACTCTCAAGGCTCGCTCTTGCTGAGGTCGAGGCTTGCGACCGGCTTTGAGCACCATCAAGAGCGCTCGGTCGATTCGGTCGAGTGACTTTTTCTCGGTCATTAGTAAGCCCTAAATGTTACCTTGAGACCTCGAAGCCGTGAGGCCATTTTTTGATAGTTTAGACTTTTTGCAATCGTCGAGATTTGATAGCCGCCGAGGTTGACCGTCTCGCCGGCGCCGGCCCATTGAATCGCGAGCGTATCGCATAGGCTCGCGGCCGACCTCGCCACCTCACCATTATTGGCGTTGAGTTCGACCGTTATCTCGTCATCAGTAAAGTTTGTCCCATCGGGTCTGACTCCTGAATCGGTCGCAAAATTGGTATCGCCAATTTTAGATCTTACCTTGCCGATCGTCGTATCGAGATCATACGTGTACGGCGTAAGCTCGAGAGCAAACGTCGCCGACTCAACCAATGGCAAGCCGGCGCCGAGCGAGCTTGTGTAGGTGCCCTCGAAAAATAAGATGCGGGTTTTGCCCTCAGAGAGTTTGAGGTCGTCACCTTGTAATAAGATATTATTTGTTGCGGCCGGCGTCGCGGCCACGTCCTCGCGAGCGTTGATAACGGCCCCGGCGACGTCGGTCAGAGTCCATGTCAACGTGTCGGGAGTGACCGCGACGGCGCTCTCGTCGGTAAAAACAGCCGTAACCAAGTAGGTCGACTGGTCAATGGCCCTGGTCGTCAATTGTACTGTCATAGTCTCACCTCTCACTTGTGATCGAGCCGGTCACCCGCCCGCTTGAGATCGTACCGCTCGGCGAGCCGCTCGTAATCGTACCGCTCGGCGAGCCCGGCGTAAGGTCAACCCCCACGAGGCCAATCGCCGAGAGCGGCTCGATACCTGAGTATAGGAAAAGCAACATGGCCCGGTCGGCGGCCACAAAAGAGCCGTCGGGATCCGGTAAAAGTCGAGGTACCGGCGACGCCAGGCCGATCATGCTCGAGCGCTTGTCTCGGGTATCGACGGCCATTACGAGAACTCGCCCCGAGTCGCGGTCGTACCATTATCGCTTACCGAGGCCGTCGCAATATCGGCGCCATCGGCATCGTCTCGTAAAGTTTGAGTCGTCGCTGTTTGAGTGATCTTGTTCCGGGCGAGCGTAAAGAGCCAAGAAATTTTCGCTTCAATACTCGCCGTCGCGGCCGGTACCGAGCCCGGCTCGGTAAAAGTATCGACCGCGAGAACGTCAACCATCTCGGTATTGACTTGAGCCGAGCTCAAGTCGTTCAAGGCCGCGAGCGTTACCGCGAGAGCGTCAATATCGGCCGGAATATTCGCCGCGTCGAGCTCGGCGAGTCTGACCTCAGTCGCGATACTGTGCTTGGCCCATTGCTCATTATTGACCGAGACCGTCGTCGTACCGCCGTCGAGAATTGTGCCTGACGAGTTATTGCCAAATAAATTTCCAAGCAATAGAGCGTCGGTTGAGCTTGCCCCAATATTGATTCCGTACCCGGTCGAACCCTCGATATGGTTGTCATAAATATGAGTATTAAGCGTGGTGCCATCCTCGACTAAGATCGCGTCGCCGGCGCAATCTCTAAACGAGTTATTGTGAATAATATTATAGTTTGAGTTGCCGGCCGTCCCAACAATGTGAATACCCTCGCCCGAGCCGGCTTGACCGGTATCGGTGAAAACGTTGTCATGTATCTGACAATTGTCAGCCCTCAGTAGGTGAATCCCGTCGCCTCGAGTGGCATTGATCCAAAGGTTATGAGCTCTTAAAAAGTCGGCGTCGGTTACGTCGATTCCATTGCCAGAGCCGGTACCGGCCGTCTCGAGTTGGAAGCCCGAGAGCTCGATACCATCGGCCGTAATTGTGATTGTGTTTCCATTGCCCGAGCGAGTCCATAGGAAATCTCGGCCCGGCCCTCTTATGAATAAGTAACGCTTACTGAGTGTGACGTCCTCGGTCAATGTGGTTAGCCCGGCGCCGCCTGCCACAAGAAAGATTATGTCGTGATTTGAATCGGTTACGGCGTTGTCGTGACAATCTTGTACCAACGAGTATGGATCGCCGCGACCGCCGCGATTACCGCTCGCGTGAGTATCACCATTGACCGGATCAACATAATAATAATTGCCTTGCCAAATATGAGCGCCAAATTGAGACTCCGTAAGGTCAGCATTGCGATCGGCTTGGGCTTGGGTCGCCGGGCCATCGGCGTCGCTGTACCCGGTACCGTCAAAAGTCGCCTCGAGGTTATCAGCCGCAGTGGCATCGCCTGAGATCGCGGTCGCGTCCGAGTCCATTTTGCCGGCGACGAGGGCCGCCGGGAGTCGACCTTGCGTGGTTGTATGCTGAGTGTCTTGAGCCGTATCGAGTCCGTCGAGCGTGTTGATTGTGCCTTGTACACCGGCGACCCGGTCATTCGCATCAATCCAGCCAACGGCCGTATTCGCGAGCGCCCCATTTACGTTAGCCAGGTCAAGCCCGGCCTCGCCGGTCGCACTAACGTCAAGAGTACGACCAGCCGTCGTTGGCTTGAGCGCCCCGAAATCAGTCGCGGCCGTGTCAGCCTCAGTATTGACCGAGGCTTTTTGAGTGGCGTTAAAATCGAGCGAGCTATCGTAAGCATCGACCTCGACTTGAGGTCGTTGAGAGGCCAAGGCGAGCGGTGCCACACCGAGCCATTCAACGAGAGAGACATCGAGCTTGTCGGTCGAGAACCACGAATCGTAAACATTGGCCGGGAGTATCATAAAATCGTGTCGAACGTATAAGGCGCCGCTCTCGTGAATAAAGAGCGTTAAGAGCCCGAGCGTGTTAGTATCGGTCGCGTCAAGTGGGCAATCGTACAAGCCGGCCTCGTCGTGAGTAAGCGACGTCGCCTCGTTTTTTTGGGCAATGTTGCCGCCGTTCTTGGCGAGGCGAACCTCGGCTTGAGTAATGGTCAAGCCGGTCTCAGCCGTGTCGCCGTCGGTCGAATCAACGAATGGCCCGACCTTGACCGTCGCGGCCGTCGACTGCTTAAGTAAGCTTGTCATAATCTCACCCGAATCCTAACTGTTTAGCATGATGAATATATTGAGGTACAATACCACCCCCGCCAGCCGTATATTCTATGTGTAGTTTTGGGTCTCGACTCGCTGGGTGATCATGAAACGACATGCTTGTTCTATCGCCGGCGCCAGAGCTTTTAAGATAGATCCCGATAACATCAGGATCATAACTATTCGCCAGTTCCTGAATTACTGAATTTATACTCGGCGAATCCGTAAAGGCGTCGGCGTCTGGTATATCATCCCAGGCAACTGAGGCCGAGGTCAAGGTCTTGGCGTTAAACTCAGTTAAATCCGTTGGTGCCGTCGCCGTCTCGACGTCCTCGGCTTGCACTAGCATATCAGCGCCGGAACTTGTTATATTGACCGTGTAGATGCTTATATATGATACATCAATAGTCGATCCACTTAACCCGGAAATGCCAGAATACACAAAAAATGCCTCGACGTTACCACTTGCAAAACCAAACCATTCGTTTGTCTCGGTCGCTGAAAAAGCCGAGCCGGTTTGATAAGCCGACCCGTCGTCGGCATTAGCCGTAACATCTACATCAATGGTCGTCATGCTGGATTCACTTTTTCTATTTCACCGCTTAAATCACTCAACCACTCATGAGACTTTCGATCTAAAATATGTTGATTGTCTGTTCGTGAGGTCAACACTCCCAAGAGTAGATCCCCCTTGTGATCCTCGATGAATCTGACTATTTGTAATTTTACAAACGGTAAGATCCCGACGTCGGTCGTCTCAATCTGACCAAGAGGAATCCCGGTATCTTTGTCAATAATCTCAGGGTTTGTGACTATTAGAGTGCTCCCTCGGAATAAAATAAAATCCTCAATATGAATAAGCTTATTGTTTAGATAAAATTCAACGACATATTTCAAGGCAAACGTGTCTTTCTTTATCGCTATCCGCGCAGCATCAGTCATTTTATAAGTCAGTGACATTACTAATAAGCCTCTCGAGAACAACCTCGAGCGTTCGCCCGAACCGACCTCGCCTTATATTTACAGTCGGAATAGTCGCGGCGTAATCGACGCCACATTTACAAGAGCTCAAGCAAGTCGCCGAGCCAATCGGTACAAGCTCGGCGATCGGTACCCAATGGCCGGCGAGCTCAACACAACCAGGCCGGCTCTTGGAAGTATGACAATGCTCGGCCCGACCGAGCCGTCGCTTGGCGAATCGCTTGCCGTTTTTTTGAGCCGTGTCGGTCTCTTGGCGCCAATAAGTCGAGCGACCGGCCCGGCCGTACATCTTGGCCCGGTTGAGAAAAAATCCGTTGAGCTTGGCCTCGCCGGTCTCGTCGTCGGTCGTGTATAAATTAGGCTTGCCAGCCTCTATATCTCTTACGAACTGGTTGAGGTGATCGTACTGAAATTTAGACAAGCCGCCGACTCTGTCCCAATCGCTGGGTGTCATACGTTCAAAGCCGCCGCGACTCGCCGCCGCCGCCGTACCATGTAAAATCTTGAGCCGGCCTCGGGTCATATCATACCACTCTTGAGTCGAGATCTCGCCGGCTTGCAATTGCTCGGCGAGATCGCCGAGCTCATTCTCGAGCCCTTTTCCGACTCGGTCGAGTTGAGAAATAACTATCTTGTCTGATATAAATTGACCCGTTTTTTTATCCCGATAAGCGCCGGTCGCCTTGCGAGCTCGCGGCTCGTAAGTGTAACTAGGACTCGCCATTTATCACGACCTCAGCCTCGAGTAAATTTTTATATCTCGGGCTCGCGTACTTTTGCCAGGTCTCGCGAAGCTCGGCGATCTCAGCCTCGTTGTACTCGCCGAGCCAGTCGTCAAGCCGGTCACCCTCAAGCACGACGACCGGCTCGTCTTGATTAGATCTCAAATTGGTCGCCATCGCTCACCCCCTCAAGATACTTAAGGCTCTCATCAAAGTCCTCGTCGAGATCGTCAAGAGAATCCTCGCCGTACCGCTCTCGCCATCGAGTCTTGATTGGCGTCTCGCTCGCTTGCCATTCGATCGCTTGAGCCTCGGCATTTCCCTTTCGGGTCTCGGCCATTTGTTGGTCGCTCGGCTCGAACAAGCTCGGCCACTCGACAAGGTACTCGCCGGCCTCGGGCTCGGGTATCGAGCCCGCCCATATGAGCCAGTTAATAAACGGGCGAACGATCATGGGCTCGACGTGTGAGGTCTGACGATATTTAATAAAACCGGCCCAATTGCGAGCGTCTTGCTCGCTCGAGGCGAGCTTGCCTTGTTGGGATCCTAACAAAATATGTTGAGGTATATCGCCGCTCACGAGATTAATAAGCATATCGAATATACTCGAGACGTCGGCGATCTCGCCGGTTAGAGGATTGACCGACCCGCCTTGAGTGACGACGTAAGATCTCAAGTTATTAACAAGCTCGTCAATTTGCTCATTGATAGCCGTGAGCGGGTCAGTACCGCCCGTCTCAATGAGATCGGCCTCGGGATCAATAGCAAAATGCATTTTACTAAAGCCGACCCGCCATACTGCCTCACTTGAGCCACCGGCGACCATAATCAAACCAAGTAGTAAGTTGTAAGCGTCCTCAAGCCGAGGCTCGCCATATACGTCGTTTGAGCCGAGATCTTCGGCCACGTGTAAGACTCGCGAATAGTGAATCTGTTGCGAGCGGCCGAGGCCAAGGTCGGCCGTGTAGTTGAGCGGTCGGCCAAACCGCGAGCTCGAGGTCGATTCGTCGAGCTCATTAATATCGGCGGCGCCCTCAGTTAAGACCTTGAGATATAATATATCGCTCGGCGAAGAGAGTGAGGCCGGCGCTATTGGTATCGCGAGATTAGTTTGACCAAGAGCAAGAGCCGGCCCTCGCGAGCCGATTAACATAATTCCGTACCGGCCGATACCCGAGAGCTTGTCGAGCCGGTACAAATAAGACCAAGCGGCCCGACTCTTAAGCACTTCATTGAGCGCCTCAATAAAGGGCGACGACGCCAGGTCGCCGCCGAGCCGCTCTCGCTCGTCTTGAGTATACGAGCTCTTGGCCAGGCCATCGCTCACGATCGGCGGCCGGCGCCAAGACTCCGAGGCCGGGAGTTTTACAAGTCGCTTGGCCAAGCGCTCTCGTTTGTACAGCGACTCAAAATGAGAAAATGAGAGGCGAACGGGATAACCAAGGCTCTCGTAAAGATCGCGGTCGGTCTCGTACATTTGAGGCGCGATGGCCGACGCCTCTCTTAAGCGAGAGATTCGAGCGTTGAGCGCCTTAAATTGATTGGCGACCACGAGCGCTAAGTCGTCGCCTTGCTGGGTTTTGTCGGTTCCGTTGTTTGTCATATTGCTACCCTAAAAGCCTTCTGTTTTTTGGGCTTGCCGTCGAGATACATAACCATATACCTCAGCATATCCGAGCCGTCATCGTCTCGCTTGACCGGCGCCTCGGCTTGAGTATTGGCCCATACATAAAATGGGAGTTCACCCTCGACCGTGTAAGGCTTGCGAGCGATCTCGAGCGAGCGATCGACCTCGACGAGTGAATCCTTGAGGATATAGAGCCGAGCCTTACCGTCGACCGGCGAGATTGCAAACCGTTCGTTAACCTTGTCGATTCCCCCCAAGACATCCTTGAGGGCCGGCTTATTTGGGATCCCGAGCCCTTTGAGCGTAAGTCGCCCGTCGGCGTCGTGATCGCATATCGTCGTCTCGATTCGAGCCTTGGCCCTTTGGTCAAGAGCAGCCCGGCCTCGATGGCGTAAGTTACCATGCTCGGTATAAAAGCGGTCGTCGCTCAAGAACTCGGCCTTAAACGCCGGCTCGAACTCGTCGCGAGTGACCTTAAGAATCTGTTTAGCGTGCGTGGTAACCGTTCGCCCGGTCATATACATATAGCGGTACAAATAAAGCCGGCCGTCGCCATCGGTCGTAAACCATCCACAAACAAACGGGTGAACAGTACCAAAATCAATACAACGGTACCGAGGCCACTCGGCCGGGATCTCAAAGCGGTCGATTAAGTGAGTCGCTTGGTCATAGTCCCAGACTTGGCCCTCAACACTAGCACACTTACCCAGCCTCAGCCGGATATATCGTACGCCGGTCAGGCCGTCGAGTACCTTGAGTGTCGCTTTGCCTTGGCGAGTTTGCTCGCCGCTTGTTTGATCGAATAAGACCGGGTTGTGCTCGTGTTTGGATTGGATCAACTTTAGCCGGCCCTCGCGCTCTCGCTCATATAACCAATGCTCGCAAATGGTCGGATTGGCATCGCCAAATACTTGAGCGTAAGGTGAATTACCGGCCCGGCCCGTCGCTCGGGTGATAATCGTCTCGTAATCACCGAGCTCAATTTCTTCACATTGGTTAATATAAATAAAGTCTCGCTCCGACGACATTATCTTACCCGGCTTATCGAGGCCGCCGAGCCAGATTCGTGAGCCGTTCGGATAATCGTAAAAGAGCGGCCGCTCGCCGCCGTACTTAACGACCGGCGTTGTCTCGTCGGGCCGGTAGCCGAGCACCTTGAGCTCGAACGTTTGCAAACAAGAGCCCAAGAGGTCGGCGTATCGCTTGCGTACCATTGCGAGTTGAGCCCCTGGGTACTTCCAAGCGAGAGCGTTCAATTTTTCGAGAGCACCTCTCGTCTTGCCAGTCTCAGCCGGCCCGATGATAATCACCTCGGGCGACTGGTTGAGCCAAAGCTCGGCGGCGCCGCCAAAAGGCTCAAAGCCCTCGTCAAGCTTACCGGCCTCGCTGGGACGTTCTATAATTGAGTAATTTTTAGAGGTCATCGGTACTCACACCCTTAATCACTTTAACGACGATCGGGCTCTCGTCGCTCTCGCCAGGCCCAGCCGGGTCGATCCCGTAAAGCTCTCTTATGTCCTTGAGAGCGCCTCGGGCTTGAGCCAATAGGGCCGGGTTTGGTTTGGCCGCCGAGACCCGCTCGTACACCTTGGCCCTCTCGGTGTGGCCATCGACGACGGTCTCGGTCACGGTCTCGATGGTTGGCTCGAGCGTCGCGAGCCAGGCTTTGAGCGCTTGACCGTAAATATATTGGTACTCGGCGAATATCTCTCGCTTGACCTCGCGAACGATCTCGGCCGTTCGGTCGATCGTGATTTTACCGAGCGCCTTGAGGTCGGTCGATATAGTCACTTGAGAGGCTTTGATTCCGTACTCAGCCTTGAGCGCCTTGATAATATCGGCTTGTGTTTGATTCCGGTCTCTTGACCATATCTCGGCGACGGCGAGGCGACGCTCATTAATAATTTTTCTTACTCGATGGCCGCTCATTATATCGTCACAACAGTAACAGTATTAAACGAGAGCCGGGTCTCGGCCCGTTAAGCTCGACCACCGCTCGAGCGTGACCGCGACATAGTTTGGCTCGATCTCGATTCCGCGAGCTTGTCGCCCGAGATTCTCGCAAGCGATAACGGCCGTGCCTGTCCCTAAAAACGGCTCGTAAATCAACCCTTGACCGAATCTTTGTATAATTGCCCCCCAAAGAGAGACAGGTCTCGCGGTAGGATGAATCCCATTGGATTTTATATTTTCGGTATAATCGTTGTTTATCTCGAGTATGTCTATGTCATGGTCGAGCCTTACCCCATAGCAGAGAATAGCGTCCCATTTATTTGTACCGCCAAGTCCCGTTTGACCTTGACCATTTCTCTTGATCCAAGCTAAAATCCATTGCGGGTCTCCCAAAATATCATCCCACCATAGTAAATTTTTCAGACCTACAGTTAAAGCGTAAGAGCGAGGCAAGAATCTCACCCACCCACTACACCAAGAAATAAAATCCTGTTTTTTTCGGTTGTCGTTAGTGGCGTCGCCATAGGCGACGCCAACATTGTACGGCGGGTCTGTCATACAAAAACCGGACTTTTCACCCCCCATGACCCGCTCAACCACCGCCGAATCCGTACAATCCCCACACGCGACGAGGTGATCGCCGAGCCGCCATAACTGGCCAACCTCAACCCCATACTTTTTGACAAGGGCCGGCCCTTGGTCGATCTTAGGCTCGGGTATCTCGACTGAGTTGAGCCCGTTGAGCTTGTGCAATTCTCTCGCCCGGTCAATGAGCCGGTTGAGGTGCGGATCGTTCTTATACAAGTCCTTGGCCCGCTCAAGGTTCGCTTGAATCTGAGTCGTGTCGGGCTTGGCTCCGAGCGGCGAGGCGTTATCAATTTCCATAAGCAAGAGCGCCTCGTCATAACTGAGGTGAGAGTAATCGGCGATCTCGATCGTCTCGTCACCTCGTAACATCGAGGCTTGATGTAAGCCATTGCCGGCGATCACGTACCAAATGTCGGGCTTGAGTGTATGGCCATCGACCTCAAGCTCGGCCTCAGGCCGCCAGGCCACTATATTTTTGTATTGGCCAAACGCTCGCGAGAGGCCGCGAGCTCGGTTAAATTCTGGGTATTATGTTTATTTGAGTTTGCCGGGTGACCGACAAGCTCGCCAGGATGCAACGAGAGTCTATTCGCTATCATCAGACTCCGGCTCAAGGTCGAGCTTGTACTCTCGGGCGAAATAAGACATACCGAGGATAACAACGGTCGTTATTGCCGTCATTAAGGTCGGCGAGACCTCGACGCCGGCGCTCTCGAGACCGGCCGCGACGATAATCGCAATTGAGCCGCCAAGGCCGCCGGCTTGTACTTTTCTCGCCATTTTCTTACTAGGTTGATCTTGTAATTCCTTAGTCACTGTTCACCTCTTTTTTTTTGTAGGCTTGAGTCAAAAAAGCCTCGAGAGCGGCCTCGTAACTCTTACGTTGACCGTCGCTCAAGGCGAGTAAAGTCTTATGGTGATCGGCTCTCATTGCTTGAATTGTATCGAGCGATGTTTTATTAATTTTCTCGAGCGAGTCTCTTACTTGGCTAAGAGCCGCCGTAACCTCGCCATTTGAGACGTCTCGCTCGAGTCTGATAAAAGCTCGCCACTTGCTCTCGTTAGCTTGCCAAGAGAACATAACCAGAACAAAGAGAAAAACCCCCAGTGTAAAAAAAACACCGACGGCCACGAGGTACCACGTCGGTAAAATTTCACCATCGAATAGCAGGCCGCGAGACGCGACCAAGGCCACAAATGATTGTAGCGATAGGCCCGAGATTAAGACAAGTGACTTGACCATTACCAGACTCCAAAGATAAGAACGAGCGTTCTTGTCGGCGCTCGCCCTTATCTTATCAGAATCCTAAAATTATGTCAATGGCTACTCGATTCCCCCAATCCTAAAAAATGACTTGGTCATCAGGGTAAATTTTGACCTTGGCATAGGTAAGCTCGCGGCCAATCCCGAGCCCCCATGTGTACCACGCGACCGGAAAAGAAGCGCCACTCCCATCATAACCTAAATTTGGCATCTTAAAATTGACTCGTTTGTCGAGTAGTATTATCTCGATTCCGTATCGGTCAAAAAGGCGTTGAGCCGTCGCCGCGCCGAGCGCCTCGACCTTCATCAAGAGGGCGAACGGACGCTCGAGAGCGTATGAGCGAGCCAACCATTTGTATTTTATCGAAAATGGGGGGTTAGTGACTTGAATTTGCCAATTGTGCTGAGGTGACCACGATAAGAAATTACGGCTTACTTTCCAGTCTAGGTCACTATCCGTAACGTCAAAGCCCTCGAGTCGCAATTTCTTGACAAGTTGACCCTCGCCGGCCGCCGATTCCCATATAAGCCCTTTGGCCTTGATGTAAGGTAATAACGGATCGACGGCGTAAAATGGAGTTTGACATTGGTCGTATAGGGCGACGGTCGTCTCGTCGCCCTTGCGATTCTCTTTGGGTTGTCTCATTTCTCGCCACCAAAAGACCATTGAGGATCTCGCTCGAGGCCGGGCCTCGCGTCGCCGGCTTTGTTCTCGACGACCTCGAATCGACCATCATTGATCCGAGACCTGAGAGCGTTCGGGAGTCCAGCCGGCCCCGAGTTCGCCGCGAAGAGCGTGATCGTCTCGCCCCTTACGGCTTGCTCATACCGCTCGTCGAGAAAGTCGAATCTAAACTCACTCGCGAACTCGGTCGCCCTCGCCTTGTCGAACTCGTCGATAGCGAGCACCTTAATTTGTTTGAGCCGCTCAAAGCGGTCGAGATAACCGAGGTTTTGAATATCATCAATTCCGCTCGCCCGTTGTTTTTGGCGGTACGAGCCCTCAGTGAAGGAGTCTCGCATTAAGTCAACCAAGCGCTTAAACTTGATGTAAACGACCGGCGAACGGCCCTTGAGCGTAAAATGATTACAAAGCGCCTTGAGGGCGATTGACTTGGCATTACCCGAGCCACCATAAATATATAAAAATCCGTACGGCGTCGCGAGGATCTCACGACAAGCAGCGAGCAAGCCTTTGTTCTCGACCGTCTCGATAATGTCGTCGAGCCGTAAGGCCCGATCGACTGGATTCATTGTCGAGAGTTCGCTCAACCGTGAGAACTCTCGGACATTATGAATCTCAGCCTCACATTTGACTAACTTTCCAAACTCAGCCGATCCCGGCTCGGCATCTTGTCTAAAATAACCCGAGCCGCCGCACTCGTTACAAAGGTCGGTCGACCTCGACTCCGTTTGTGGTATCAAACCAGTAAGTTCGGCCGGCTTTGAGGTCGACTCTTTTCTCGATAGATCCCGGCTCATACTGGTCAATTTTTCCTTGCTGTTTTTGTCCATTTTTTTTCTCCTTTCCCGGTACGTCCCGGCGTTCGTAACGCTCGAGCATACCCTTAATATTATCGGCTCGACAATCCTTAGCGAGCCCGAC